TGAAAGCCGCGACAACGAAGCTGACCACGAAGAGGACCTCTTCGCGGAAGCAATGAAGGACATCAAGCCTGAGCCGCAGGGTGCAAAGCGTACCCCTCAGGATTGCGTTCCTGAGTTGCAGGCTCCGAAGTCTGCGTCTGCAAAGGCCGCAGCCAAGGCCGATCCGAAGGGCAGCATCAAGCGTGTTCGCCCTGTCGTTGCATCACCGAAGCCCGTTGACATCGCCACTGCGCTGTTCGGCGACGACGAGTAATCACAACGTACCTGAAACACCCCGAGGCGACCTTAAAACGGTCGCCTCAACTTTTTGCAATCGACAATGAATGAAGTTTTCGCGATACCCAACCCTTATTACGAACGCACTTTGCTATAGTCCTTCGCCCCCAAAAGGCCGGATTGGTCGAGTGCAATCTGTTTCAAATTTGTTTCAAAACCAATGGAGAATTCAGCATGTCCCTTAAGCTGACCTACATGGGGCAGAACGACTCAGTCAACTGCACCCCTAACGTGGTTCTGACGGGTGATCCCGGCACTGACCAACAGACTTTGTCTGCTGGTGGGTACAACGGCGGCGTCATTGTCGCTCTCGTACCGCCTGCTGCTGGCGTTTACACGAATCAGCCTGCGTTTGGGACCATCGGCGCGATTGCACCGTGCAATTCCGATGCGGCACAAGACGGGGCACACGCTTCTTACCCCTTCGGTACTCTTCTCAACAACGGTGGAGAATTCGCTGGCGCGATTGGACCTTCGGGCTCCAAGCGTGCTCCAATCGTCCGTGCTATGTGGCAAGGCATGGTTGATTTTCAGGGCTACGACGCCTCTGCGACGTTCCTCCTCGGGCAGCCGCTTTACTGCGGTGGCTCGGCCAACACAAACACTGGGCTGTATACGTCATTCGCACGCAAGGGTGCTAACTCACCCATCGTCGGATACTGCACCCACGTTCCGCAGGGCACAGAAGTCTGGCTCGGCGTAGCATCGGCTCTGTAAAGGAAAAAGGACAAGAGAACATTATGGCAAACCTTTCTCGTACACAACAGCAGACGGCTATGCTCGGTCAACTCCTCAAGACTGCGGGTGGTCGTCAGAAACTTGCGGCGTCGTTGGGTCCGTCCCTCCGTCGTCGTCGTGACTATATGAGCATTGCTCGCAAGGCTCTCATGGTCGAAACTCTTCCCGATGGTGCTCTGCCCATCTACGATAAGGAATTTGACGTATCGGCAATGACCGTGGGTTCGACCCCCGGCTCGTCTTTCGTCGAAGCCTTTGTTGTGGGTGAAGAAGGCGGCGACATCGTGCGCGTCACCAAGCCAAAGCGTGTCACGGTTCCGACGTTTGAAATCGTGTCCAACCCGATGATTCCGATCACCCAGATCAAGGAACGTCGTTTCGATCTCGTCGCTCGTTCACTCAACCTCGCAAAGGCTGAAGTCGGCGCAGCGGAAGATGGTTACGTGTTCTCTCTGTTCGACGGTGTCGCGAACTCGGCGGCTGGCAAGACTGCGAACGATCCGGTCTACAACGCGGACATCCCGATCAACGCTCCGATTGACATCAACTCGATGGCAGACGGCTTTGGTCAGGTTCAGCGTCACGACCTGTCCGTTGCTTTCATCTTCTTCAATCCCCGTGACTACACGGATTTGCTGAAGTGGACGCAGCAAAACATCGACCGTGAAACGCAGCGTAAGCTGCTGAAGACGGGCGTGATGGGCTACCTCTGGGGCGCAACGCTCCTCCAGTCTCGTAAGGTGGGCTACGGCTCCATCTACATTCTGGCGGACGCTGAGTTCCTCGGCGTAATCCCAGAACGTATTCCGTTGACCGTGATGTCTGCCGACCGTCCTGACCTCCGTCAGATCGGTTTCAGCATCTTCGAGAACTTGGGCTTCTTGGTGTTCAACCCATCAGGTGTCCAGCGTCTCACTGTCACCGGCCGTTTCAACGCTGCCAACAACACGGGCGAGAACTAAACCTCTCGTTCTGGTTGTACACAGGATTGGGCAAGCTCTTCGGAGCTTGCCCTTTTGCTTTGTGGGCGGTATTATCAGATATGGAACATTCCGCAGGACTTCTGATGTATCGCAGCCACGAAGGGCATCTTCAAATTCTCCTCGTTCATCCCGGTGGCCCGTACTGGCAGTTCCGCGACAAAGGCTGGTGGTCAATCCCTAAAGGCAAGGTCGAAGAAGGCGAAGACGTGCTCGACGCCGCGAAGCGTGAGTTCGAGGAAGAGATCGGCATTCCCGCACGCCCCACGCTCGGTTCTGGCGGCTTCATTGAATTGGGGATGGTACGGCAGTCCAAGACGAAGAACGTCAGCGTATGGGCCTTTGAGAGCGACTACGACCCCTCTACGTTGAAGAGTAACACTTGTGAGATCGAATATCCGTCTGGCTCGGGCAAACTCATCACAATTCCCGAGATCGACCAAGCGAAGTGGTTTCACATGGGATGTGACGAGCCTGATCCCGCTTACGACGCCATCCTGTCAGGGCAGCGACGATTCTTAGACCGACTTGCCGCCAAACTCGGCTGGCGGGGCGTGATCCACTACGACGAAGACACGATTTCGCAGTAACACTGAGAAAACTGCAAACTCTTATTTACCCGCTATCTTCCTCTTTTTTGGGTATTAACACTCTAGGGGTTAGAATGCAAAAATCTTACGTAGCGAAGTCCCCCATCAATTTTGTGCAATTCAGCTTCAGGGTCAACGCGGGGGACATCCTCGTTCACGATACCGTCCAGCAGAAACTCACGGTCTATCGCAACGGCGGCATCGCCAAAACCATGAAGCAGTCCTCGCTCGGCATGAGTGCTCTGCTGAAGGACAAAATGTGCGAAGAGATCGTAGACCAAACGGCCAAGCCCGTGCCTCAGCCGATTGATCCCGCTGAGACGTTGAAAATGCTTAAGAATGTCCCGAAGATCAAACCCGATCCCAAGCCTCCTATCGTAATCAAGCCCACGCAGGAAGAGCTTCAGCAGAAGCGTAAGAAAGCTCAGCCGACCGAGGTCGCGTTCGAGGACATGCCAAAGCCCTTGCAGGAAGCCATCAAAAAGACCCGCACGCCGAAGCTCGACGAAGAGACCATCTAACCCATTTGAAAACAGGGCCTTGCACACAGGGTCCTGACCCCCTTTCAGGCTATTGACTTTCAGTTTCTCAGATGAGGGCATTTGCGTCTAATGGCTGAATTCATCACAATCCCACTTTCAGCAGCCGTGACGGTCATGGACGGCGTCGGGGAACGTGCTGTCAAGACCGCTATTTCGCTGCCCGATATCGTTCGCCAGACGAACGCTTTCTCGAAGAAGTATCGCGGCGGCTGCACACCAGCCCTGCTTGATTCCAACCCCAAGGCCCTGTTCCTCCACTACAACGTGAAGTGCTCGAAGGAAGACTCTGATCCCGCTGGGCACGATGTGCGCGTGCAGTTCGACGTGACCAAGGTGCAGGAGACGAGCAAGGCGAAGGACCTCGATCTCGAAGTTAGCTGCTCATGCCCCGCGTTCCTTTACTGGGGGGCACAGTGGAACTTGCATCAACGCGACGGCCTGCTGGGTACACCGCGTCCCGAGCTTGTGGCTCCAACCGAGCGTCTGGATTTGCGTGGCAACTTCGTCATCTGCAAACACATTCATGCGGTGTTCGAGCGCATCCTGCCGTCCGTGCAACACAACATTGTGAAGATTCTCCGCGACCGCACCGTTCAACAGAACAAGGAGAAGATGGACGAGACGCCCGAGAAGCTCCAGAAGGATCAGGAGCGACTGCGGAAGAAGAAAGAGATCGAGAAGATTCGCAAGGTCAAGGATAAAGAAGTTCAGGACAAGCTGCTCGATGCTCTGCGTCAGCAAGAGGAAGCCCGCCTGATGCACGAAGAGGAACTCGAAGATCAGGTTGAGCCAGTTATTCATCGCGATCATCCATCGACTGCGCCTGCTGAACCGAAGAAGCCGAAGGAGCAGCCAGCGTGGATGAAGTTGCCTGCACAGTACGAAAAGAAAACGCCGAAGACGGAAGAAGATGCTATCGGCAACTTGTATGAGGACGAGCAGGCGAAGATTGAGGAAGCTCACAAGAAAGGCAAGCCACACCTGCACAAGGGCCTGCCGTATGAGGAGACGGAAGAGTAATGGGTCTGCAAGCGATCACGAACGGGCCGTACCCAAATCGAATTCAGATTCCCTGTGCCCCGCAAATCGGGCCTTTCGTACAGGACGGACCTCTCGGTCTGTTCAATCCGATTCGTGATCTGCAAATTTATTGCGACGGCGTTCTACTCACCGTTCAGACGTGG